AGTGTAAAAGTAAAACACGGCCAAGAAGAAGAATCAGCTAAAACACCATTCTAAATATGGACTTTAGTAAATCCTTGGAGCAGTTTAAAAAGCTGTTCCAAGGGTCTGATACATATCATGGTCAATCGAAAAAGTTAGGTAAAAAAAGATCTGACGGAAAAGATGAATGGCGTAGCTGGATAAACCCTATCCCTATGACAGATCAAAATTGGTTAGACCATTTAGAAGGTAAAGATAGTTTTGGAACTGTTCCAATACGAGATGACTCCACAGCAAGTTGGGGAGTAATAGATGTCGATAGATACAACATTGACCACAAAAAATTTATAAAAATAATTAGAGAAAGAAAATATCCATTTGTACCTTACAGATCTAAATCAAATGGTTTACATTTAATTTTACATTTATCCGAACCTGTAGCTGCAGCTGAAATGAGAAAAAAGATGATATCAATTGCATCTGACCTTGGTGTTAATGATGCAAAAACTGATATATTTCCTGCACAAGATACAGTAGATCTAACTCCTGAAAAATGGGATGACAAACAAAAAGGTCAATTTGTTAATTTACCTTATCATAATGCGAAGTTTCCTACACGATGTGCTATGGACGATGAAGCAAAAAGCTTATCCTTTGATAAATACATAGAGTATGTAAAACAATTTGTAATTACGAAAGATCAGTTTAAAAATCTTAAAACAGCAACGGACACCGAAAACAAGCAATGGCCAAATTGTGTGAATAAATTTATTAGAAACCAAGTAAGAGAAGGCGAAGGCCGTAACGATGCCATGTTTAATGTAGGTGTTTTGTGCAAAAAGGTTAATGAGGATAAAGATTATTGGGAGGCTGAGATTAGAGAAATGAATAAAACTATTTGTGTTCCGCCTCTTACACCAAAAGAGATAGCTAAAGTAATAGAACAAGTTGAAAAGAAAGATTACTCGTATAAGTGTGGTACATCTGTTGCAAGAATGTTTTGTAATGGATCTTCACAATGCGCTAAAAGAAAATTTGGTATTGGTTTAAACGAAGCTATTCCTGAAGTGGGCAAGTTAGTTAAAGTAAATTCATATCCAGACCCTTACTGGCTTCTGCCTATACAAGGCAAAGTTGTTAAATTAGATACAAAACAATTATACCAACAACAATTATTAGGAGAGAGATTATTAAATTACGATATTGTTTGGAGACCTTTAAAACCAAGTAAAAGAGATCCCGATCCCTACAGAGATTGGTTAGAAGAATTAATTTCTAATAAACAAGACATGGAAGGTTTTGATGGAGAAGAAGAAAAAAAAGAAGTATTCAACACTAGGATAATAAAATTCTTTGAAGATACAGATACAATTACAGAGTTTGATCAAATTGAGCATGATAATATTTTTCAAGATGGAAAAGAAATTAGATTTAAACTAGAGACTTTTAGGCAGTTTATGAAAAAACAAGGCTACAATTGGTCAGAAAAAGATTGTACTATATTCTTACAAGGAGCAGGTTGTGAGAAAAAAGCAAAATTCCAAGGTATACAAGCTAGACACTGGGTTGCAACATTACCAAAACAAACAGAGCACAGAAACAAAGATGTCAAATTCACTAAAGCAAAAGCTCCATGGGAAAACAATTAAGTTCTTTGGTCCACCAGGAACAGGTAAAACCCACAGACTTTTAAAAAGAGTAGCAAGATTTTTAAAAAGAGGTATCTCTCCTGATGAGATTTGTTATATCTCATTTACAAATAAGGCTGTTGAAGAATGTAGGGACAGAGTTCGTAAACAATTTAAAGGTTACGATGAAGACGATTTTAAATATTTTAGAACTTTACATAGCTTAGCTAGACAACAATTCGCTGACATACCTGTCTTAGATCCAAAGGTAGACATGCTGCAGTTTCACACTCAATATGGCACAGTTAAAATAAACTATAAACCAACTTGGGATGATCAAAGAGTTTACAACAACTGGTCTTTACAAATTTATGATAGAGCAAGAAATATGAAAATGGATCCAATAGATCTGTATAAGAAAGAACCTAGAAAGAAAGTTAGACTACAACAGTTTAAATCAATAATTGCAGGATACGAACAATACAAAACTTACGAAGCGAACCCAGGTGAGTTTAAAAACGACAGATTAGATTTTACAGACATGGTGCAAAAATATATTGAATCAGGTTTAGCATTACCTTTTAAAATATTAATGGTAGATGAAGCTCAAGATCTTACCCCTCTGCAATGGGACATGGTTGTTAAGTTAGCTATGAATTCAGATAAAGTTTATATAGCAGGTGATGATGATCAGGCTATTTACGAATGGAATGGTGCTGATGTTATCTTCTTTCAAACCTTTCCTGGTAAAGTAAAAATACTTAAACAATCTAGAAGACTAAACAAAAAAGTACATTTCTTTTCTAAGTGTCTTTTAAACGGTATGGAAGGTCATCGAATACAAAAAGAATTTACATCTAACGGTAGTGATGGAGAGATCTATAAATGGAGCACATTAAAAAAGATACCTTGGGAGATACAAGGATCTTGGATGGTGCTTGCACGAATCAATGATGTAAAGAAAGAAATGCAAGATGAAGCTAGAAAGTTAGGTTTATATTTTCAAGATATGCGTGGGAACAAATCATTTGATATTAATCAATGGAAAGCTATTGGTGATTGGCAAACCATATGTGATGGTGGTGCAATAACGAGAGAAGATGCCTGTAATATGTATAACTACTTGTTAAACATAGATCACGGCTACCGATCAGCGGACAGCAAAAAGTGGAGCTTTGCTCACCCAAATCAAGTATTCAACTTTGATCAGTTACATTTACAAGGTGGTATGGTAGAGGATCGAAAACTATGGATTGATGCATTTCAGAGAAAGTTTAAAGATAAGGAAAAAAGCTACTTTAGAAAGCTTCTAAAAAGTGAAGTTAATTTGGATAACAAAGCTAGAATTATTATAGATACTATACACCAAGTAAAAGGTGGGGAAGCAGACAATGTTGTAATATCAGCAAAGTGTAATTTTCCATCTCATTTTGATAGAAAAAATTTAGAGGACAGAGTGAAAGAATTAAGAGTTTGGTATACTGGAGTTACAAGAAGCATTAACACGCTGCATTTACTTGGAACTTATCACAAATACCATTTTCCCTTGAGTAAATATTATAAATTGTATAAAAGTAACTATGTCTAAGAAACAAATTGGTGGATCTCATTATAAAAAGTATGTCATTGAGCCTTGGACATTTATTAGAGAGAATTTATTAAATCCTTTTCAAGCTAATGTAATAAGATATGTTGTAAGATATCAAGATAAAAACGGTATAGAGGACTTACAAAAAATTATCCATTATTGTGAAATGGAAATTGAACTTATAAAAAGAAAAAAGAAGAAAGAACTTCCAGATGATTCACATCAAAAGGAAGAGGAGTGGGCTCAAATGATAGCTCAAATGCAAGATTCATGAGTCATCAATTAAATTTTATATACAATGATAGTGATTGGGTTGCTCCATCAGAGTATCCTGATCTAAGACATGCAGATGAAGTTGCGATAGATTTAGAAACTAAAGATCCAAACTTAAAAACAAAAGGATCTGGCTGGGCAACATTTGATGGTGGTATCGTTGGTTTTGCTGTAGCTGCACTTGGTCAGCAATGGTATTTTCCAATACAACACGATGCTGGTGGTAATATGGATTTAGCTGTAACAACTGCGTTCATGGTTGATTTATTAAAAAGACCTAGCACAAAAATATTTCATAATGCTTCCTACGATGTGGGTTGGTTATTAGCAAATGGTTTTGAAATAAATGGTAAGATAGTAGATACGATGGTAGCTGCAGCACTGATAGATGAAAACAGATGGAGCTTCTCTCTTAACGCTTGTGCAAAAGATTATCTTGGTGAAATTAAAAACGAAACATTTCTAAAAGAAAAAGCAAAAGAATGGGGCATAGATCCTAAACAAGATCTCTGGAAGATGCCTGCAGGCTATGTTGGATTTTACGCAGAGCAAGACGCAGCATTAACATTAAAGCTGTGGCATAGATTTAAAGCAGAAATACAAAAACAATCGATTAATGATGTTTGGGAAATGGAGATGGAGCTCTTACCAATATTAATTAAAATGAGACAAACAGGAATAAGAGTCGATGAAGCTAAAGCTGCATTATTAAAAAAAGAATTTAGATTAAAAGAAAAAGAAGTTTTACATAAGATAAAAAAAGAAACTACCTTAGATGTAGATATTTGGGCAGCAAGAAGTGTAGCGCAGGTGTTTGATAGATTAGGTGTTGAATATCCAAGAACTGCAAAATCTAATGAGCCATCTTTTACAACTAATTGGTTACAAAATTGTGAACATCCTATTGCAGGATTAGTAAGAGAAGCAAGAGAAATAAATAAATTTCATTCAACATTTATAGATTCCATACAAAGATATGTACATAAAGGTAGAATACACGCAGAGATAAATCAATTGAGATCAGATCAAGGCGGAACTGTGTCAGGCAGATTATCTTATGCAAACCCTAACCTTCAACAAATACCAGCTAGAAACAAAGAGTATGGCAATAAAATAAGGTCCCTATTTCTTCCTGAGGAGGGCAGACAGTGGGGTTCATTTGATTATTCACAACAGGAGCCACGATTAGTAGCTCACTACTCTGCGTCTATTGGAGAGCGTCTAGATGGATCTGATGAATTTATTCAAGCTTATGCAGACGAATCAGCAGACTTTCATCAAATTGTAGCTGATATGGCAGGTATATCTAGGACACAAGCCAAGACAATCAACTTAGGTCTTTTCTATGGTATGGGTAAAGCAAAATTATCTAAAGAACTTGGTATTGATAAAGAAAGAGCAGAGATTCTTTTAAATAAATATAATTCGAGAGTGCCTTTTGTAAAAAAATTAGCAGCAGCTGTAACACAGTCTGCTAGTAAATTTGGTTTTATTAGAACTATAAAAGGTCGTAAATGTAGATTTGATAAATGGGAGCCAGCAACTTTTGGTATGAATCAAGCTATGGATTATAATGAAGCTAAAGCTAATTATGGAAATAATATTAGAAGAGCATTTACTTACAAAGCTTT